TATTTGTTAGGTATATGTGTGGGGCATTTGCAGCGGAATTATAAGCATTCATCGCCCTACCGCCATCGGTACCATTTCCACCATTTCCACCGTTACCACCTCCACTCGTTCCGGCACTTCCACCAAGTCCATAGTGACCATATATGTTACCGTTGTTTGTTATGTGAATTTCTGCGTTATTGATATTCACATTACCCATGGTAAAGGCGTCATTTGACGTTGAAGACGCCGATACGGTTACACCGGAATTAATCGTAAGATAAATTTTTGCGGCACTGTTTAATATTCTTATTCTATTTGCAGTTGTGCCCGTTGTAAATTTTGCCCACAATTGGTCGTGAAAGTTATAATTTGTTGCATTGGCAGATATATTATCAAGTAAATAATCCTTTGCTTTACCTCTAAACTGATTTACTGATATCTGCCCACTGGATGGTATACCATACGAAGATGGACTAACTGGAACAATGTGATAAAATTTTGATCCATAGGCCTGCGAGGTCCCACCTCTGTGCAACTCGCTCATCGATATAGCTCCACTGGGACCCTTGAACATGTTTCGTATTTGAGACATGCTCACGGCCCCACTTGATGCTATTGAAGCTACCATTATCATGTTGGGAGAAAATAATCCGGGTTAAACTTACTTAGAAGACCCACGCATTTAAGGAATAAGAATGGAAGACCTCCGAAATGCCATGAAAATTGTAGATGATAATGCTCACAATATGTCAGAAGGTGATTATCTAAATCTATGTAACAATTTACATAAAATATATAAAGAAAAGTCTAAATCAGGTATGAGAACCATTGTGGACTATGAAAACTTTGATATGAATGTCAATAATCAAACAGATGAGGTCCTTGATCATTTCCATGATTACTTTTATAATATATCTATGATGAATGAAGAAAACTACCTCCATTCGCAAATTGAGTATCTCCAAAATGAGTTAGACGTCCACAAACCATTGAAGCGTGTGACAAAACGTATCAAACATGATGCTATACGAGAATATTGTAACCTTAATGGTATAATACTGGATAGGTATGACGAAGATCATCTCCGCGTAAAATTGGACCAGGGTGGTTACGATCTCGGGGACGCGGGTACAAAATTTGAAAAGGGTGTGAAGGGATTGTATAAATCATATATGGCCATTGAAAATGCTTATAGAGCAATGTATAGTTCGGCCGTCCATAGAAAAATCATTCAGATTTGGGGTTGGGTGAATAACCTAGACGATATATAACCTAAGTCAAGTTTAGATGTATGTAAATGTAAAATGAAGCGATTATTAATATTTGACCTCAATGGCATTTTTTTAGTTCGCCGAAGAGATACTACCTCCCACAAACCAGATTTTGTAGTTGGTAAATTCAAGTGTTTTGTTCGTCCCGGTACAAGAAAGTTTCTTAAATGGGCACATCACAATTATGACGTAGCCGTATGGTCTTCAACGATGCCTCACAATACTATACCTATTGTGAGACATATTTGGGGCAAGAAGATGAAAGATCTTAAATTTATTTATTCTCAGAGACAATGTACCAATGTTGGTACTATGGATAATGGAAAGCCTATATTCCTCAAAGAACTTAAATATGTATGGGAGATGTTTCCATGGTATGACGAAACGAATACGTTATTGATAGACGATTCGCCTCATAAAGTAGTCAAAAATCCACCAAATACATCTATTCATCCCGAACCCTTAACATTTGAAACGCTTAAGAATCCGGTAGATTTGCGAGCATTGATACCCTAAGTTGGAACTAGATCCCTGTAATTTAAAGTTTAATCATGGAAGACCTTACCTCACTCATGGAGACTCTCGACTCGGTTGCCAAATCAATTCCGGAGAACGAATACCTGAAAATGTGTCATAATATGAAAAATTTATATAGGGTCGTCCCACGGCCAACGTCCCCCGACGCACATTTACCGAGGGTCCATGTCAGGCTCAATGAACCACCCCAGCTTGCCCGACTTAAGGAACTTACTAGGAATTACAGTCGCAGAAAAAAGGAAATTAATCTTATTAAAAGCCGTCTTAAATGCTTGCATATCAAAAAGAGAGTGACCGCCGGAGTCAAACAAAATGCCGTTAGGGAGCGATGTGGGGAGCTTGGTATACGAATTCGTGAGTATACTATTGATCATCTTCGTGCGAAGGGATATGACATTCCTGACGAACGAAGCTTTTATCGTAGTTATATTGAGAGAGTAAATCGCCGCACACAGGACATTATAAACGATCTTAATGAGTCTGTTAGACAATTGAATGATGCGACTGACAGGGAAATTATAGAATGGAATGAACTCTACTTTGCAGCTTACAATAGACCTCGCCCAGAGGACTGGTTCTGGTATTCGGAAGCTGGTTATCAATAGAATTATACCGGAAATGACGGTGTATCATTATCACGTAATTTACTTTCCGCTAAATCCGCATCTTTAATGTAACCTATTACCATACCTAAATTGAAACCCAATGTTAAACCAACCGTTGCAAAACTTCCAATCCCCAAAGCTTTAAGAACTTTATTCATCTTATTATGGGCATTTATAAGTTTGACGACACCACCACTGATTACCTCCTGTGTATTCAAATATAATATGAATGAGAGCACCACAAAGCATAAGAAGAATGTGGACTGGAACGACTATCTTTGTAGCTTGAAGAAGATAATAGAGTCCGGCATTCATAATACCAATAACGATAGCTTCAATAATAACGGTCTGACCTGGTCGTTGCATTTGCATTTAATAAATATTTTTATTGGTATCTAACGTTTATTTCTCGTCGTCATTAAAATAAAATTTCAAATCCGCCTTCAATCCTTCGGTGTACCATCCATGGGGTATCCACGAATCATCCTGTAGATCGTACCACGACAGTCTGGGTTTCTTCTTCGGGGCGCGTTCATCATGAATCAGCACCGACCTCACAAAGTCAGAATCGCGCACGAACCTTGTCGCACATAAAAATACAGGTATATCCGGTACATACAAATTTGTCACTGCTTTCCGTAAACCATGGGTTGACATTAGTATTATCATGATCCGGTAAAAAAAATATTGAATTAAAATAAGATGACCAACGGACAAAATAATAATGGGTCGTCACAGATGAATATCAATAATACAAGACCAAAATATTTAAATATACCTAACAGGCGTGTCTTGGGAAAAAGAAAAGGTGGTGTCTCTTCTTATGCCAGGTCCAAAAAACGACGCGATCTTTCCATGGTGGCTGACATTCGGCGGGTGGCAAATGAAAAGGTTACCGTTAGATTGCCACGGGTTATAATTAACGAACTCAAGAGAGTAAATTTTATTTCATCCCAACAGAGAATTGAATATGCCGGCAAAATTAATTTTGAAGCAAGTAAAAATAACCATCCCCAAATTAAGTTCAATCTCCCAAATCGTCTGACTTCTCATTTAAGAGCCCAGATTTCGGTGGAAATTTTGAAGCTCATTAAGGATTATTATATTACTTATCACACTCACCCCGCCGCACGGGCATCTATAAATAACAATCATAATTGTAATAGCACACGGAAAAAGCTTTTTACATTACCAAGTGGGATGGATTTTGAGGCCTATGTGAGGATGTATCCGAATACACAGGCTAATATAATCGCCGATGCGTATGGGTATTATGTAATTGATATTATTGAAGCCGCTGAAAGGGGTACTCCCGATGCTAAGAAAATTAATGAGACAATGGAAGGTATCAAAAAACTACCATTTTTGACATCCAGATTTAGATCTGTTGACGGGTTTGAGTTTTTTGAATCAACAATCACGGAGTGGAAATATACAATCAATACCGAATTGAACAGATACATGAAAAGTCAACATGGTGTTTCAATCAAATACTATTGTTACGGTGATGATGGTGCCACAATCACCCTCAAGCGTCGTTGACCCACCTGTCCGAATATTAAACCTTTGAAAGTTCCCCAAATTTTTATGATTTGCAATAATTAATTTTTTCACATAT